CGCAGCGCGTTCAGCCGCAGCGCGTTCGGCAGCCGCATGTTCAGCCGCAGCGCGTTCGGCAGCCGCATGTTCAGCCGCAGCGCGTTCGGCAGCCGCATGTTCAGCCGCAGCACGTTCAGTGGCAGCATGATCCGACAATAGCAGCCCTGCCCCGAAAATGGTTTTCCCGTTTTCCCTCTGTGCGTCCAGCGCGGATATTTGTATGCAGTCTTTTCTCCACACCTTAAAATCGATACCGTATTTACTGTACCTCTGCATCATTGCCGCAGTCACAACATGATCAGGATAGTCGTATTTCGGCAGCGTCCGCACCTTTTCTTTCCGCAGTTCTTCGACCACGCTATTAACAGCCGCGCCCAATGTCGGCGCCGTCTGCATTACAACATCATCGCCGAGATTTGTCACAAATGCCGTTTGGACGATTGCGCCGTTCTCGTACTCAATTCCTGCATTGCAAATAATATGATTCATCCGCATGCAGACCTTTTTGCCTGATAGAGCAGTAAGCGACGGTGCAAACAGAAAAAATGAGATCTCCTTGTCGAGATAAAACTCGCATATCTTCACCAAAATAGAAAACGGCGGATTGTCCAGCACAACACATCCGTCCGGATACGCGAATTTTTCATAGTCCCCGCCCGGCCAAAAAGGCCTGACAATCGTCTTCGGATCGATGTTGTATTCTGCGCACGCCCAGTCTTTTACCGCATCATATACAAGTGGCGGCGTGTAACAGTCATCTGTTGTTTTCTTCGGTTTGAACTTTTCTATAAATTCTTCATACGTCTTGCTTTTCATGTTTCCTCCAAAGCAAAAGCACCCTCGATTGAGAGTGCTTTTTTATTCGGGCAACTTCTCACCCGCACGACTGGTAAAGTGGTCTATTTCGACCAGTTTAGATTTTGGGGACAGCCGGAATCGAACCGGCGCGCATCCGCTGTTGTGCTTTCCCAATGTCCCCATATACCCGCTTATCGCGGGTATCGCCTGCCCTGCACACACTACGCTAAGGAAAGGGATTTTCACCTCTCTTTGGCATGTAATTTACAGGCACATACATGGTGCGTGCTGCGCAGGTGCAGGCTTCTTCTCTTATGCGAGCTATCGCGCCGCATACGTCCGGCTGTCGGAGGGGAGCTGCCCCGCACCTCCCAGCTTCGCCAACGAATAGGAGGCGTTCCACACTGGGAGCTTCACATGTGATCGCGCTTGCCCCGTGGCCTTTGGTGCTTCGGCTTTCGCCTCGCCCCGCGTGGGCGAAGATCAGAAACAGTTTGCCCCGCCGCCATCATTCAGGCTTAGGGACGTATCCCCGCGTCCCCTACGTCAGTACCCCGCGTGGAACGCAGGGCTTCGGGGATCGCAGGGCGGTGCTTGTAATTCTGTCTTGTGCTGGCACAAGGCGTATAAGTCAGCACCGGATTGCTTGTTCTACCCCGCTGCCCTCGTGCGGGCTTAGGGACGTATGGTGCGCGGATTTATCACATTTTTATCCGCTTATTCGCAATAAAAGTCGTGATTTAATCGAAAACCAAACCAAATACACATTTTTTCATAGAATAAAGTATCGATTTCCGCGCGCGTAAGATTTCATCTGATATGCAGGCGAGTATTCCACCACCGCATATCCTACAAATTAAATGCCGTCTCTTCCGGCTGCCAAGGCTGGTTTTCATAGCCTCCACGTCCGCAAACGTGAGCCTCTATTCTGGAGCACCGCACGAGACTTGAACTCGCCCGCCCAGCTTGGAAGGCTGGTATGCTTCCGACTACATCAGCGGTGCATATTGCCCGAATGACCCGTCGGGCGCGGGAAAAACTATGGCTCCCCCTCTGCCTCATGCAGCTTCGGGGGCATATCCCGCCCAGCACCGGCCGGACGGGTAGAAATGGAGGAAAACATGGATTTCAGGCTTTTGTACTTTTATCCATTACCATTATAGCACATATACTATTAGTATTTATTAGCATATTTTCAACTTCTCGTAATGCTTTAGGATGAAGCACCTTAGTCACATGTGCAAATGAATAATGCATACATTCCGCCACTTCATTCCATGTTTTACCGTTTATATAATACTCAGTTAGCAAAGTCGCACAGGCATTATCTTCTATCTTGCCAACCACCTGCAAAATCTCTGCCCTGATTTCATTCAGCTTATCAAGCTGCTCGTCTACAACCGCACTTGCAACAGCATATCCCGCTATCTTATCATCAGGCGCGCCCGAGCTTCCCGAGGGCGGCGTTTCGTGCGGCCGAACGGTAATTGACACTGCCCTGTCGTAAATGCGCGCCTTGGCCTCCTGCAAGGCTTCTATGCGCTTCTCCATATTGCGCGCCCGCATCAGCCATTCTTTCGCAGTCACTCCCATACCTCCATTCCAAATATTTTTCGATTTCAGGTGAGTAGTCAGTCACTTTGTTCCCGTTCCCACGCTTTCCTCGCTTCCTCCGGCGTACTATATCCCCCATCAATAAACAGCCTCATTGCTTCGCTCTCGTCCCCGTATCGGTATTGATACGGGGTGCCTCCTCGGTATTTGATGTAGAGATCAAGCATGGTTATCTCCTACAACCTTTCAAATCTATATTTCTGCGTCGCATCCGGATACTTCTTGCGGTCTACCTCGCTTGCAAACATCTCATAAGGACGCACATAAAAAAGACGGTCGCCGTATAACGCCTGATATACGACCATCTTTTCTCCTGTCTCAGAGTGCTGCGCGATGCAAATGACATTATACGATTTGCCTTTAAAATGCCGGTAAACGCCCGCGTCAATTTCTCTCATTTCGCACCTGCCTTTTTCGCTTCTTCTAATTCGTCAAATAATTCGAAGAGGTCGTACATCGCAACGCTGGTCGGTGAGCCTTGCGCGCGCAGCGCTTTCAAATCTTCTCGTAAAAATTCAATATCAGCTTCTATTTCTTTTATAGCTCTCATTCCACGCCTCCGATGATCTCGTCCAGCTTGACGGTTTCGCCGGGGCGGAGCGAGGGGAACAACCCAGAATCAAGAAAATAATCCTCAACATCTTCGCTTGTCAGGAACAAGTGAGTCACACATCCATCTTTTTTTCTTACTATATCGGTATACTCTGACATAATACGCCGTATCGCCTTAGCGTCCTCCACCTCCTGCTCCGTCCAACGGGGCTTGCGGATGATGCAGTCGGGATGATTGATGGCATAGCAGAGTGTCTCTACACACGTGTTATAGATTTTCCCTTTTTCATCAATTCTGCAATAAGTGGATTTTCGAACCGGCGTTTCGATTGTAAAAACTTCATCCACATCAACCCCCAGCACCTCGCAAATTCTTGGCTTGCCCATGTTGGTTTCCTCCTTTTTCTCTGCTTGGGGAATATGGTCATCCTCCACCACCTCATAGCCCATCAGGCGGGCGGCTTCGTGGGGATGGGATTTTCTGAAATCAACACAACACTCTTTAGCAGGTGATTCTTGATTCATTGGGCATTCACAGCAATGTCTGCCCTTACAAAATCGCAATTGCGCTTGCCCGTCTGTCAACACTTCCCCCGTCTTACTCCGAAACTTCATGCTCGACCTCCTCAAATTTTACTGTACCGCATTTTGGGCAGATATACAGATTTTTGTGCGCTTCTACTGTGTGTATATTTCTCATCATGCCAGACGGGACGAAGTTTTTATATTGTTCAAATGGCCTGTCTTGCTCGTATCCACAGATGCACTTCATTTCAACATCCTCCATGCTTCTGCTATTGCGTTTATTGCGTCTCGTTCTGCCTCTGCCGGCTCCGGCACAGGCAGGTTATTTTCTACCCTGATAAGCGTATCCAGCGATGCTACTACATCTGCGGGCGGTTCTTCCCGACCGCACTCATAGCCGCTGAGCTGTGCTGTGCCAAGCCGCATAATCAGCGCCATATCATACAGCAGCATGTCGTGCCGGAGGCGGTATGCGCGCGCCTTGCGCCCGAAGTCAGTCGGCATCCTGCTCGTCCTCCTTTCTCTGCCCTCGGCTGCAAAAATCATTTTCCCGAACACATGCAACCGCCCATTTACATCCGCCGAGCCGTTGCAAATCGTTAATGTTATCTCCTGCATAACCTCCTGATGGCTTCCAGCACCTGCATTCCTGGCACCTGACCACAGGCACGGTGTCGATAGTGGGGGCTTCATCAATATACTGGTCTACTGTTTCCTTGATATATGTAGGGGCATCTGATATGCCAAAATTGATCGCGTCTTTCAACGCATCCAAATCACCCAGCCTCATGCTCGTCCTCCTTGTCCATGCGAGCGCCGTAAGAACAAAAGTCGTTATCCGTTTCCCATGTATGCTGTTCTCCACAGTCACAACGATAAAACATAGCGCATTCCTCACGCCCACGCCAAACGCAATCCTTGCAGCGTACCACCTCCGCAACGTCGGCAGCGGAGATATCCTCTACCCCATAACTAATTTCACGCAAGCATTCCTGAACAGCGCCGTGTGCTTCGTAGTCGAACATAGACCCGAAATCAACTGGATTGATTTTTTCCAGCAGATTCAAGACAGTCGCCCTCTCGATGTACTCCTTCATTTGATCTCCCTCCTGATCTTCTCCAACTCTTCATCCGTCAGCGTCCGGTTCCACGCAATGGAGAAATCGCCCGTACACCGATTCGGGCAGGCCGTACACTCGCACCCGTTTGGGACGCTGCATGTTTCATTTACCCTGAACGGGCAGCTATAGTTGAAACAGTCATCCATCCTGCTCCCTCCGTAGTGCGGCCTCGGCCTGCTCTTTACTTCCAAAAAAGCAATTACCCAATGCAGAACCGACAAATTCATCAAAGTCTCCGCACTCAAAATCAACGCTAAAGCTATCCAGTTTGCCGTCCTTGTACGATGCAATAAACACTTTTCCAGGCTCGATTTCTCCGGTTTCATTGTCTACATACCAGACGGGAGTCCCTTTTCTTAAAACAGGTGTCTTTTGCGGGTCAGGAAGAATGATGCACCGCCTCTCCTTGTCCGCCTGTGCCAGTTCGCGGAGGCGGTCAGGTGTTATACCAAGGGCTTGTCCGGCCAGTTTTAAAACAGCAGCTTCATTAAATGCCCGCTTGATGTCCTCCGGCTCCAGGCCCGTGTCCTCGTAGGCGGCGAGGCGGTCAATGTCTTTCCCGCTCATCCTGATTTCTCCCGTACCAGAATGGAATACTGCCGCCACATTGGCCCCATTGATGTACCATCCATCCTTGTCAATGTGTGTTGCTCTCTCTATGTTCACCCCTCCTTTGGGCCGCGCCATTGCGGGAGGCACTGTTTTGTCCCTCCCCTTACATGGCACTGGCCGTTTTTGCAGAATTGGCAAGTGTCTAAATTATCACCGCGATAGGCCATAACGCTTTCCAGATCGCTTGCCGCCGCATCCCTCTCCCGCTTCACCTGCTCCAGCTCACCCCGCAGTTTCTCGTTTTTGGTCTGGAGCGCGGTGAGAGCATCCGGCCGCTTTTTGAGGAAACTCGAACAATCTCTTTCAATTCCAAGGTCTGGGCAATACTGACGTACTCTACACCAACCATAGACGATCTCCCCCTCGTCATCGCCCCACCCCAAATTACCACAATCGTTACATTTCATTTGGTGGTCTCCTTCCCGTGCCTTTTCCCCATTCTGTAAGCCTCAATCATGCCGCACAGGAATACAATCCCCATTAGATCATCAACTACGCGAGGCTGTATTTCCCCATAAACGATGATTTCAAGCGCCTGCCATATTATTGCGGTTACAAATTCAAACAGTATGAGAGCAAATGACATTTCAGCGATTTGATTTGTTTTCATGCTTCTCCCTCCGGCGGGCGGCGATAGTAATCTTCGTTTACTTTCGACCGAATGCACCATGCGCACGGCGGATAGTCGTCATTTTTGATGTAATAGCATCCCTCGCACGTCAACGGCTCGTTCGGCGGGGTGAGGGTGGGCGCTTCGTCAATATACTGTTCTACGGTTGCCTGAATGTATAACGGCGCATCCTTAATCGCTCCCAACAACGCTTCTTTCAGAACATCCGCATCAATCGCCCTTGCCATCTTTTATCGCCTCCCATCTCTCCATCACCATCTCCACGGCCTCGTCCGTCATGGGTGCGCCGCAGTTCGGGCAAAACAAACGTTTTCCAACAGCCATCTTACCGCATTTCGAACACTTGCTATAAAATGCGTCATCTCCCACCGGCATCCACTCCCCTCTCCACGCCTTATTTACCTGCTCCTGCGTGGGCGGGGTGAGGGCGACAGCGGCCATCCTGTAAAACTCTTTGACCTCTGGTATATCGGTCATGTTTACTGCGTGTTCTGCAAATTTAATCGATCCTTCCCGTGTCATTCCTGTTCCTCCTCAAATCCAATCTGCCCCGACAGCACCCCGTCCTCCATCCACCAGTGGAAAACGTCGGTTCCGGTTTGCCAATCGCACGGCAATCCGCGTGCGGTGCGTTCTTCCAGCATCTTTCCAAACGCGCGGATATACGCCCTTTCAAATGTCGGGTATCGCGTAAACTCAAACTGCCTGCCTTTTCTCCCCGCCATCGGGCAGCCGACACAGCCAACGCGGTCAAATCCACACGCATACAGCGGATTCGTCTCGATGTGCTCGCTCCGGATGTAATCCCAAACGTCATTATCCGTCCAATCCACTATTGGATTGCAGACGCGTTTTGCCTGCAATCTGCAGTTTTCAAACAACTGACGTTTATCATCATTGTCATTGTTGATAATAATTCTTTTGCTGGTATCCTGCGACAATTTCTCGTAAACACCACGTTTATTTCTCCGTGCCGCGCTTTCCGCCCACCGCACGCCGGTTGTAATCATGCGGCCAGCCCCGCCGCCCTCTTTCAGCACCGAGCAGCAGTAGCGCATCAGGCGTGTCGGCGGCACGAGCTTCTGCGGGATCAGGCTCCACATCGTCACCGACGCACCTTTGTACGTCGGCCAGTTTACCGTGCATTGGATTCCTTTGGCTTCCAGCCGCCGGACCGTGTCCCGCACATGGTACACGGTTTCCGGCGCGTCCGCGGTGGTGTGGTTGTGCTGCACTTCAAAGTTGATCCCTGCCGCCAGTGCGAGCGCGATGCACACATCCGAATCCTTACCCCCACTGGTGGTTACGATCAGTGGTTTGCCGTAGTAGGTTTCGCTCATTTCCGCTGCCAGTTTCAGCCGCTCAATGGCTTTCTGTTCTTTGTCCATCCTTTTTCCTCATATATCTCCACTTCGATTCGCGGGCGTTTCGCATTCACCTCGAACACATCCTCAAACCCCGCGATCTCTTTCCACCCATCGTTCCGCAGGTATTTCCCCCTGACGAGCGCGTCCTGTATCACCTTCCGGCCGAATGCGGATATATTGTCCTTGTCCCGCCTGCGGTTCGGCTCATACCAGCGGTAAACCATGCGTACCGGACCGTCCGCCCTCCACTTTCCGAGGCTCCTTGCCGCATGCAGCACGACGGCTTCACACTGCTTTTTCAGCCGTGCGCCCTCCTGCCGGTGCCGTCGTTCCGCTTCGATCAGTTCATTCAGCCCCGGCAGCGTGCCGCGTATCGTGAATTTAACCACCCGCGCCCCTCCTTGCCTCAAGCTGCTGCTTCACCCGATCGCGCCACTGCGTTTCCCATTCTGACAACTGCTGGCCGGATATCCCCTGCGCTGCGGGCTTCTTGCCGTTCTCAATCCTGTCCCAGACGATCCCGCGCCAGTTGTTTGCCATGCTCAGGCGTATCACATCGCACACCGCCCGTTCTCCGTGCGCCCCGATCTGGTTCTCTATCTCCGCAAGCAGGCTTTTCAGGCCGACCGGCTTATACGCCTCGCGGCGCTCCTGCTTGTACGCCAGCCATTCACGGACAGTTTCGGCAACAGGCTCCGAAAAGCGTTCGGAGAGTTCGGGCGCGCCCTCTTTCTTAGCTTTCTTGCTTTCTTCTCTTTCTTTTCTTTCTTTCATTGTTGCCCTTTGAGTGCCCTCGGTCTGCCCGCTGTCTGTCCTCGGTCTGTCCTCGGTCTGCCCTTGGTCTGCCATTTGTTTGCCCTCGGTCTGCCCTTGGGTTGCCCCGTCCGATTGATACCGTTCGTATTCGTTGACGGTGATAACGGTCATGTGCCGGTTGCTCCAAACAGCGATCTCTCCGGTTTTTTTTAGCCGGTCCAGGCTCGTCCGCACCTCTTTCACACTAAGGCCGGTCTGCTCTGCCAAACCGGCAAGAGAGGCTGCGATCTGGCCGCGCTCTATCGTCTTTTCACCTATATCGCGCGGCTCATAGTTCGCATTCAGCAAAAGGTTAATCCAAAGCAGGAGGGTTTTCGGCTCTTTGTACCACCGCCAATTCGCAAGCGAACGGTGCAGCTTTATGTAACCGTTTTCCAGCACCTTTCCACCACCTCATACACCGCCACGGAAACGCCCGTGAGCGGGTCTTTCTGTTTGCCCACCGCCTTTACCCTGCCCGCCTTGCGCAGTTCGGTGAGCCTTGGTTTTACCGCGTTCAGATCGGAAAAGCCCAGCTCATACGCGATCTGCCGCGCGGTCATCTGCCGGCCGTGCAGGCAGCCCAGTATCATTGCCTGCCGCTTTGCCTTGTCTATTGCTTCATGCCCCTCGCGGCGCGTCTCCTCTGTAATGCTCATGCTGCCACCTCAAAAGGGTACATCCCCGTCGTCCTCCGGCTCGCAGAAGTCCGAATCGACGTTCGGTGCCTGCTTTTGTGCATCGTCCTTTTTGTTCCCGCCGGCAAAGTCGATGCTCTCTGCCTGCACTTCCCATGAACGCCGCCTGTTGCCGTTCCTGTCCTCCCAGTCGCGGCTTTCCAGCCGGCCGCGCACGACCGCCATATCGCCCTTATGGAACCATTGTTGTACATGCTCTGCCGTCTTCCCCCAGAACACCACGTCTATCCAGTCTACCGGATATTCGCCGTTTGATGCTTTCCGGCTGCGCTGCACAGCCAATACCGCACTGCATACCGCCGTGTTGCTCTGCGTGTAGCGCAGTTCCACATCATCCTTTAACCGGCCTTGAATGATAATGCAATTCAGCATCTGTCCAAATCCTTTCTATATTTCAAATCAGCCTCGTTCCAATCCGGATACAGCCCTTGCAGGTATTCCCGCAGCTCCCCGCGTATTTCCTCCCGCTCTGCACTCTGGTCAAATCGCCGGTGGCAGTCCGCGCACAGCATAACAAGGTTCATTTCCCGTCCTAAGCCGCCGTGGGAGCGCGGAACGAAATGGGCAGCTTGCAATGTGCCGGCCGTCCCGCAAAGCACGCAGCGCTTATTGTCGCGCTCATATACCTGCTTCCATGTCGCAGGCTGTACCGATGTAAACCGTGTTTCACGTCTCATGCTGCCCGTGCCTCCGGTTCCCAATCTGCTAACCAGCGCAGAATATCGCCCTGCGGGGCGGTCTCGATGTCCTGGTCTTTGCAGTCCTGCACGACCATATCAATAAGTCGCCCCATCTGCTGCGTGTCATAGGTAGACGAACCGTAGTAGCAATAGAGCATATCGTGACCACCGTCCTCTACGACCCAGCCAAGGCCTTGCGCCTCCCATAGGTTCCAAATGAGTTGCCGCTGTTCCTCGTTTTCATAGGATACGCACCTGTAGTTTTCGCCAATTTCACGCACATAGCTTCGGTATATGTCGGTTTTAGGGATGCCTACCGCAGCCGCCAGCTTGCTGCATAGTGACCAGAAATATCGGTTGGCTTTACTGCTCCTGCGCTCCCGCTTTAGCTTGATCTCTGCCTGATACGCCTTGCCCTGCTGCATCTGCCCGCACTCATTCCGCGCCATCGGTGCATTTTTGATATGTAAGCACAGCCAGTTTCCATCCTCATCCCGCATCACGCGGGCGCGGTCAAATTCATGCGTCAAGCGCGTTCATCCTTTCCAGCTTTTCGGTCAGCTCGATTAACGCCGCATTCATCTTTACGATGTCGCCCGCGTCCGCCTTGTACTGCGCTGTCCACATCTGCTGCGCCATCGCATCATCACCAGCGCAAATCTGATGAATAATTTTCTGCACTTCCTCAGCCTTTTCCCGTGCCGCTGCAAGCGCGGTTTCCGCTTTGGTCTGCTGTGGCTCGTGTTCGTCATACCACTTTTTATAACACGCCATGCACATTTGCTTTCCTGTATTTTTCTTAGTACCCTCTATGATACTTTCCACACTTTTTTTGGCGGTTGCTCGGATTGCTTTTCCGCACTCCTCGCAGATTTCCGGCGCTTCTCCCTCGTCCAGCCATGCCGCCAGCTTTTCGCCGAGCGCCGGGGTGATGATCTCGCCGTATTCGTCCAAAAAGGTAGTGTCCTTACTCGCTGTCGCGGTGTGGGCTCGGTCGATATTCAGCACAATATCAAACTCGTACTCGGTATCGTCGCGCTGCACCGGCGCAAGCCCAAGCTTGACCGGCACCTGTTTTCCCCGTTCGTTCTCTTCAAGGGCATATTCCATCTTGGAACGCAGCGTCACAATAACATGGCAATCTGACGCGAGAATGGTGTTTACAAGATTGTTCTGCGCCTTTCCCGCCTCTGCCCATGCGGTGTAGCTTGTCTTGCCGGGGCGGCTGGCGATCTTGTCCTTGAGTTCCAACACGCCGCCCTCGTTACTCCATGCGTGGGAAAAGCTGTCCACAATCACCACACCGTCCGTGCCAACCACGCTTGCCGCGTCCGCCACAAGCGCCTTGTACCGTTCGGGGGAATAAGGCGGGGTCATTGTGCAGTGTAAAAACTCGCCTGTCCCTAAATCCTCACGGTTTGCATAAAACAGCGCGCGGTCATGCTCGGTATCCAATACCGCGATTTTGACCCAGTCCTTTGTCATGCCATAGGCAATGTACAGCGCACCCAGCGTCTTTCCAGAACCCGAAACGCCCGTAAGCGCCATGCGCAGCTTTGCTTTTTTGCGTACTGCTTTTACAAACATACTCATAGGTTACCCTCACTTGATCTGCAAATTTCTGTTTTCCACCAGTTCCGCGCCTGGCACCAGCTCCCCTGCCTGCAGCAATTTCTTTATTGCGGCCTTGTCCGGCTGGCGGTCTATCTTGACCTTGCACAGGTCGTCCGGTATCTCAACATCACTTAAAATGTTCACAGCCGTACTCTTGCGGAAAGAAAGCGCCGCTCTCGAGGTTTCTATCTTATCCTTTCCCACCGCCGCCATGCTCTGCGCCAGATGGTTTTTCAGGCTTTCCGCACGTCTCTTCGCCGCCGCTTCGCGCGTCTTGAGGTTATCCATCTCATCATGGATCGCTTTTGCCTGCGCCAGCAGGCTCTTAATAGCCACCGCATAGGCTTCCGCTTTGTCCTCGAACGCCGCGTCCAGCGTATCCACGGCCTCAAAGCCCACTACTTCGCCGGTTTCTTCGTCCACCCGCAGCGCATCCATTGCCGCCTGAAACTGCGTGGTCAGCTCATATAAATTCGTGCTCATATTTTTCATCGCTCCATTTCTGATAAATCGCGTCTATGTCCGGTTCTCCACGCTCGTCCTGCTCCATCGGTTCCAGCCGCCTTTCCTGGCAGCCGGTTAATGTATCTCTTGACATTTTCGTTCCTCGTGTTATTCTATAAGTGTGTTATTGTCTTTGCCGCTTTCCCAGTTGACGCTGGGGAGCGGCTTTCACTTTTCATTGAACAGTTCTTCAAACGGTATCCCTGTTATTTCTACCAGCTGCCTGCAAAGCAACAGGCGCGGTTCGTGCCGGCCGTATACATAGTTCTGCATTGTCGTTTCACTTACACCTGACATCTCAGCCAGCCGACTGATAGAAACGCGGTTCGCCCGCATCCACGCTTCAAGCGCAGGATAGATGATCTTGTATTTTCTACCGTACACTTTCCATCACCGTAATCTTTCGCGCAAGCGGCTGTAAGTATTTCGGGTCCGGCTTCTGGTTGTCCGCGATCGAGTGGAACGTCTCTGCATTTTCCTTTGTTTTGCGTCTCAGCTCACGCATTTCCTCGAAATTCACGCGCCCTTCCTCCTTTCGTTTATCTCGTGCTGCGCTTCCTGCTGGGCATGTTTCTCCATCAGGTACCAGCCTGTCAGCCCGCAAATAACGCTGCAAACGCATAGCGCGCCGAGCAGCCCAACTGGGAAACTGTCTTGACCGCACGCCGCTATGAATGCACTGGCAAGGCACAGGCCGCAGAACAGCTTGTACAGTTTCACCGCTTCCCCTCCACGTTTCCAAGGCGGCGACGCGCTATATCACTGGCAATGTCGCCTTTGTAATACTTCGCTCTGCCGCCTACCTGTACTCTCGGAAGGGCAGATGCTTTGCGGGCCTTTTGTGGATTTTCATATCCATATATGTTAGCAACCTGTTCCAGAGTTAAAAATATCGTTCCTGGATACATTCTGTCCAAGTCTCTAACTGCTTCTTGTCGTGCGGCCGCATAAGTAATGGTTTCATTCATCATCTTTGTTCATCCCCTTTCAGCTTTGTAAGTTCCACCTCGTCCTCTCGTATTCCAAGGTGCGCCGCAACCACTTGTTTAATTAGTGATGTATTGCTTCTCGATGTTTGTATTAGTTCCTGAACCGTCATGTTTTCTTTGTTAGGCATTAAAATTCCTCCATTCCTTGCCAGAGGTAGGAGGATATGGTATAATGTCCTCGATACCTCGTAGCCACAATACGTGGTGTCACGCCCTGTCGGATGTTGCTACCATCCGGCGGGGCATTTTTATCCCATTTTGCAGGCGATTCTTACAAGCCCGATCAGGATGAAAACAAATCCCATAACAAGCATAAATGGGTTGCTGTCATTCATTCACCGTCGACCTCCTGACTATATTTTTCATCAAGATAAGCCTGCACCCGCTCGTCCGCTTCCGCTTCAATCTGCATCTGCCCGATCAGCCGCATGATCTCGCGCTCCCTGCGCGCCTCGCCTTTCTCGCTGTATTCGCCCGATGCAATCTGATGGCACAGGTCAATAATGCGGAATGCGCTGTTTGAGATTCCCTGTAAATTCATGGTTTATTTTCCTCCTCTGTTAATTGCTGAAAATTTAATTTCCTCCGCATCCCCCACCATTGGTTCCCTCAACATATGTATCAACGGTTACATGTCGAACAGGTATTTGATACATTTTTATGGTTTGTTCCAAACTGGATTTGACATCGTTCAATGCCTCGATGGCGCGTTTGAAATCCTCAATCCGGACAAAGCAGCAGAAATTGGACTGTTGACTATTGCCATCACCTCCGCGTCCCCTATCATCAAGCAATCTGATATCCACTGATGGACAAGAACGGTATAAGCTCATATCTTGACTAATTTTTTGCCCATCTATAGCAAGTTCGATTTCCCTTGCGTCTCGTTTCTGCCGTTCTTGTACCGCTAATACAAGGGCGGCGATTTCTTTTGGGTCGCCTTTGATTGATATTTCCAATTTGTTCACCTCTTATGTTTTCTGGTTTTCTCATCTGTGATATAGATGTTTGCAGAAAGCATCCTGCAATTTAGAAATGCAGTCTTCCATATCCGCATTTAGCTTTTCTGGGCTTTCCCATTCCCCATCAAATTCAGCGGTTATGGTGATCTGCGGAAGTGCCGGAACAAAATCCCCGTTTCGGTTCATAGCTGTTCCTACATAGCAGTCTGATGCCACTGAAATCTTTGCTTTTTTCTCAAAACAGTACTTTGCGTTCATTTCCTATCTCCTCACCTGGTACTCCTTAAAAGAATTGTTGCAATGCTTAAAACGATTGCTCCTATTCCACAAAACAAAGTTATAAATTCCCTAACCTCTGACCAAGTCATTCTGCAATCCTCTCGCAAAATTCAGAAAACTTTCTTTCATCCCTCTGCAATGATGCAGTTTTTACGTCAATTTCCATAAAACGAATGGAGCTTTTCTTTTCCCCGTCCTTGTTATGGGTCGAGAAGTCCAGTCGGGAAATTCCTTGCCCGATAAAAACGCCATCCAGCAATACACTGGTATGCTGCCCGTCTGATGCAATAACCACCTTTGGGTATGCCATTAGCTTTTACCTCCTCAAAATACGGTTTTATCCTGTCTCTAATGTCAAAGCTTAATAATTGGTCCATCAGCATCATCACGCATGGATTCAATTACGGATTCAAAAGAACTCCGAATAATATCTTTGGCGCTTAAAGCTGAATGGGATTCCATTTTGTGAAATTTTTCGTTTTGTTCTTCTTTCTCTGCACGCATACTTAGTCTCTGCAGCAATATCGCAGTATCAAGCATGTCGTGTAGCATTTCGCGTGTCGCACCCCCGCTATTTATCAAAAGTGCAATATCTCTTACCAGCTCGTCTTTAGCGGCCTCGTATATTTGTGCGTGCGTTTTCTGTTCTGTTGGCATTTCTTCACCTCCTTTCATGATGCAGGTTTGTTCGCCTCCCAACCTCGCGATAAAATTAGGCGAAAAACGAAGCGATCTCTTGCAGGATATTGCAAACACTGTCCACCTGCTGATCGATGATAGCGACATGGTCAGAAATGCTCTGGATGCTTTGAGTGACCAAGAGCAGCCCATCACTATTAAGCTGGATAAAGCTGTACATTCTCCAACCCAAAACCAGAACACTGACAGTGAGTAGGAAAACGGCGATTGACTGTATCCTTACTGTTCGTTCCAATCTGCTGATCCGTTCGCCGTCCGATAATGGCGAGCGGATTTTTTTGATGTGCGTTGCCGTTCACCTCCTTTCATGATGCGGGATCGTCCCTGTTTTGGGACGGTTCTGCTAAAAAAATTTCTGCCTTTTCCGCGCCAGAAGAAATACCTAACGCATTACAAATCAAATCTATCTGATCTGTATCAAAGCAACCATGCCCATTAACCTTTGAATTAATTGTGTTTTTTGAAATCCCAGTCGCTTTTGCAAGACTTCTCTGGCTAAAACCCGCCATAACCATTCGCCCAAGAAACTTATTTTTATCCAGCATTTAACCTCTCCTTTCGTCTCATTTTTGGGATGATTAAAGTATAGCACTATTTCTATATTGTGTCAACCACTTTTGGGACGATGATTGTTTTTTTTATTTTTATGTATTGCATTTTTGGGACACTTAATATATAATAATCTTACACCGCATAAAGGAGGTGCTTAAAATTGAGCCAACTTTCAGAACGCATTCTTTCTGCTATCCAAGAAAAGAATTTATCTTATGGAGATTTATCCGAAGCAACAGGAATCCCCAAGTCTGCTTTGCAACGATACGCTACGGGAGAAACTACTAAAATCCCTTTAGATAGGGTGCAGGCGATCGCTGCGGCTCTCAATATTAATACTGAATGGCTATTGGGATGGGAGCAAAGCAGTTTCTCCCTTGCTGAAAGCAATAAATCCCAGGGGTTGACATGTGTCCAATGTGCTGGACCGGTAGCGGCCCATTTTGACGCAACACCGAACGAGGAGCATGAATATAGAGCGATCCCCCAAGAATGGTTGGGGCATCGTAAGCCAGAAGACTTTTTCATTGCTATTGTGGATGGTGAATCTATGTACCCCATGTATTTAGACGGAGACGAAATTCTTTGTTTGAGATGTAATGATATGGGGTATTCCGGTCGAGTTGGCATAATGCTTTTCGGAGATGGAGAGGCAACCTTGAAAAAGATTGAATATAGGCTTGGTGAGGATTGGATTGATTTGGTGCCTATTAATCCCGAATATGCTACAAAAAGAATATCCGGCGCAGACCTTGATCAATGCCGTGTTGTTGGGCGAGTTGTAAGGGTTTTTCGTAGTGTTGATGAAATATAATCGATATGCTTATTTATGGAACACAATACAGATAAGTAATGGGGGATATGTATGTTCTGCACTAACTGTGGCACTAAATTTGAAGGCAATTTTTGCCCTAAATGCGGGCATCCCGCAAACGAAGAGCAGGCGGTATCTGCGCCTGCTCAGTCTCACGATTATTACGACAAAGAAGGGGATCTGATCGACCTTGCTACCATATATGGCGTGTACAAAGACCGCTCAGGTATGGCGGGATTCTTTAGGAAGTGTACCGATTATGATTCCGAGACAATCGGTAAGGCGCTGGATTATATCGAAAGCAACATAACACCTAAAGAGTACAGCATGATCGATACTATGAAAATGAAGCGGCAAATTGAGGCTCCGATTGAAAAACTCGATAAGCGACGGACGCAAAACGACCCAACGTTTAAAGTACATCTGGCTCAACTTGCCGAATTACAAAAAGCGAACAAGATGCAGAAGAAAGAGATGGATGCGCAAGCGCGCTGTCCCCGTTGCGGGTCAACCTCTCTGTCTGCAAACAAAAAAGGATTCGGAATCGGAAAGGCTGTTTTAGGAGCTTCGGTCGCTGGACCATTCGGACTTGTCGCAGGAAACCTTGGGGCAAAGAAAATCCGTGTTACCTGCCTGAAATGCGGAAAGCAGTTTTGGGCATAGCACCACAAAATAAGACGTTACGAAAAGAGAACAAACGCCATGACCGAACCACGCATGATCGTAATATGCTCCAAATGCGGAACGCCCTGCCATACTCTCGGATACGATAAAGCTACCTGCTCATTCAAATACGACTACTCCAAGCCTTGCGGAAAATGCGGCGCTGCCGATTGGGTAGCGCATGAGGTCGGGCGAAACTGGAAAACCGGACTTTGGGAGAAAACAGAGAGGCACATTTGACAAATAAACATAGAGCGGTTATAATAGACATAGAAAAAGGGCGCAGCCGGTTGACGGTTATTCCCAAAGATTTAAGTCAGAAAATGACCGCTATCATTTGGACGTGAGGGCGGTCATTTTCTTTTGCATATCTGAACAATCAGACCAGCAAATGCCACAAGCAACATGAGAAGCTGAAAAAGCTCCGAGTATGTAACCATAGCACCACCTCCCCTTTATGGGTTCGGTGGGAATAACCGCCAACCGCTGGCACGGCTGCGCCTTATCCACAGGATAACACAACAGCTTACAAAATACAAGAAAAATCCCGCCCCTGCGCTACCAACACAGAGACGGGATATGAGGGTAGAAACATTTGACCGATGCTCTACCCTCTTATTATAGCTAAGATAGGAGGAAAACGCAATGGCAAAAAGAAAAGACCCAGGCACATCGGACGGATATTTTCGCCATACCTGGACATTCGAGGGAAAGCGATATTCTGTTCGCGCCAAAGATGAAAAAGATTTATGGCGTAAGGTCGCGGAAAAGCAACGGCTTTTGGAAAGTGGCATGATTACCACAACCGAGAACACGCCTGTAAAGAAGTGGTTTTCGGACTATTTGGAAACATACAAGCGCGCATCTGTAACGTCCCAAACTTATGAGCAGCTTGTTGCATACTGTAGAAATTATATTTTCCCTGCGATTGGAAATACGCGAATTAAGGATGTCAAACCTATTGACTTGCAGCGCATTATGAACGGATGCGCGGGCGGTTCAAGCAGTCAAGCAAACAAGTTAAGAAACCTTATTCGCGGCGCATTTAAACAGGCCAGAATTGATCGTGTCATAATCTACGATCCCGCCGAAGCGCTGCAACTACCGGAAACCAAAAGCGGGACACACCGCGCTATCACCACAAATGAAAGGAAACACATTTTAGAGGTGTGTGAATCGCACCGTGCAGGTCTTTGGGTTCTGTTTATGTTGTACACCGGTGCGCGACCGTCGGAAACGCGTGCAGCGCTTTGGCAGGATATCGATTTCGACCGCCGTATTATCACGTTACATAGCTCAAAAACCGACTTTGGAGATCGGCGCGTACCGTGTCCTGATGTCCTGCACTCGCGTCTAAGCGCTGCGCAAGGCGAAGGGTATATATTCACCCAACCCACTACGGGGAAACCTCACACCAAAACATCTATGAGGCAGATGTGGGAAACATTCTGTCGTGCTGTAGATGTAAATATGGGCGCGAAAACATTTCGCGGCGCTGTTGTGCCAGAAACTTCGGTAATCGCTGACGATCTTACGCCATATTGCATGCGACATACTTACGCAACTGATTTGCAAACCGCAGGCGTTCCAATCAATGTTGCACGCGAATTATTGGGGCATAAAACGATAGATATGACATCCAGAATCTATACACACCTTTCCGACAAAGCGTTTACAGATGCCGCCGAAAAGATTCTGCATTTCGAACGACAACAGGATTTAGGAAAAATATGTCGAATCGGTTAATGTGTCACTTGGCGTGTCACCTGTTTTTATGAACGCTTTCAAGCATAGACCTTTAGCGGTTTATGAGCGTTTCAACGGATGCCTTTTAAGCAGGGTGTCCGGAGTTCGAATCTCCGCTGGATCACCAACATTTACCCCGCGCAACATTAAGTTGTGCGGGGATTTTTGTACATAACCAGAACTTTTTATTAATATTTTTCATATTCTTTGAAAATTATAAACGTCCATTTTCAGCCAAAACAAACCGTTTAAGTGTGTCACTTGATGTGTCACCTATTAAAAAAGGGGGCGGTTTCCCGCCCCCTCTGTTCAATGCTTCACAACGTACTCGTAATATGCAGAGAGCTTGTCGCTTACCGCATCCTTGTCATCAAGCCACGCCTTTGCCATATCGGCATAGAAGTCGATCTTGTTTACGCCATGCTTCTTGAATACCTCGCAGAAATCCGAGTAGAGCATGTTAAGCGCGGCATAAAACTCAGCAGGCTCGCATTGGATACCATGCTGACGCATGACCTGTTCTGCCTGCTCCATCGTCCAGTGAGCGCCGGTTGTCCCGTCCTCATTCTTCATGCGCCGCGTCCAATCCTCTGCGGTCTGGCGGTCCATCTTCCCAACGCCTCGCATCATTTGTGCATGGCCCATCATGCGCCCATTCCCGCCGCGAAGTTCATCGCCTACATAAGAGCCGCCGTGCATATCCATCCGATCATCACGAAACCCAATCGGCTGCATATAATCGTCCTCCTCATACATAGGGTAATGATAGACCGGCGGGATGTAGCCGCCTGGATATCTGCTTCTCGGCGCAAACCGTCCGTCAGAGTACCGGCGGTATCCACGGTCATACGGCTCCATCATTTCGGAGCGCGGGGCGAATCGCCCGTCGTCGTAGTGTTCGCGGCCGCGACGGTCGCGGAATTTGTCCTCCACATAATCGCGCGGGTAATCCTCGTATTCTACGCCGATCCTGCGGCGGCCACGACCGGAAAGCATCATCATCTTTGCAGTGCGCGTCATTTGCTCACCGCCCCTCTGGTCGCGGGTGCGGGAGCGGCACCGCCGTCAATGCTGGCAAGGTTGTTGCTGGGTGCGCAGCAGGGATTGCCCAGCATCCGGAACGAGCCGCCGGTCGCAGACGTGGAAACACAGGTCGCGTACCGTGTGCGGGTGCGGATGCCGGCCGCTGTTACCTGCGCACAGTTGCGCTTGGTCAGCGGATACAGCGTCGTACCCGTGCCGATGGTGATATACACCGGCGCGTTGATCGTGGCCGTGTCGGGGATTGCCTGCGCTACAACAATGCAGTATTTCTCGCCGTTGTTATAGCTGCCGGCCGGAAGATTGATCTCCAGATTGCCGCCCGTGAACGTCACCGCCTGCGAGATCACCAGATTGGGGCACAGCTTACATACAGGTTTGCAAGACATAATTCTACCTCCAAAAATCAAGGGCGGCAGACTATTGCCCGCCGCCCGAAGTTATCACGGCGAATGCCGGAAATCAGCAGCCACAGCCATAGCCGGAGCCGCAGAACGGATACGGCGCGGGGACCTGATAAGCCGGTACCGGCATCGGGTTGATGCGACGGATCAGCTCATTGGTCTGCGCGTCCAGCGTTGCGGTCAAGTAGCTGTTCTGGTTGGCCTGCGAAGCCGCCAGCTTGAGCGCCTGATTCTCGGACTGCAGCGAATCGATCTTGGACTGTACCATGAAGTCCATCAGGCCGCGGTAGTTAGCGTTGGCGTTGTCGATGATGTCACGGGTCGAGTTCTGGATCGTGTTGCGGGTGTCGCAAGCCTGCGTCGCCATGTCATAGCGCACGCCCTGGATCGCGTTCTGGGTCTGGCAGCAGCAGTCCTGCAGATTGTAGCCAAGCTGGCACAGGGACTTGTCCACACCGTTAAAGCCCTGCAGCATTGCAACGTTGGTGCTGTTAAAGCCGCCGGTAACCGCGTTGTTCAGCGCATAGGTGGAATCGCAAATGCCCTGCTGGATTGCGGAAATGCCGCGCTCAAGGCCGTTGAATGCAATCGCCTCGTTTACATCGGCGCGGGTCGCAATGCCCTGCAGGCCAGGATCAGTGGACGCGCCGCCGCCGAAACCGCCGAAGCCAAAGCCGCCGCGACCCCAGCCGAAAATCATGGCAAAGAGGATAATGGCCCACCAGCCATCACCGCCCCACATGCCGTTGCCGGAATTGTTACCGCTGTCCGAACCGAGCGCATAACCGGTTGCGAAATCGTTATCCATATTAAATTTTCTCCTTTTCGTGTATTTACATCGGGGCCGTACGCTCCCCTGATGTTCAATGGGAAGCGGTTTTTTATCAGGAACCGAGTAAACCGAAAAAGAGATAGATTTTCAGAGGTATCTCTGTCTTATTTGAAAAGCTGGTTTGCCTGCCGCATGAACTGTTGCGGGTCTACGCCTGCCTCTTTCAGCATGTTCATTGCCGCCTGCTGGGGATTGCCGCCCTGCATGATCTGCCGCATCTGCGGATTGCTCTGCGCCATCTGCTGCAGCGCCTGTTGCGGGGTCATGCCGCTGTTTTTCATCTGCATGATCTGGGCGACCATCGGGTTATTTGCCGTCAGCCCCTGCATGAGCATTTGAGCCATGTTCATTAGTCGTCCCTCCTAACTGATCGCACAAGGCATTAAACCGCCTTGCAAGCTCGTCAAAGTCGGCCTTCTTTACATATTCCGTAAAGTCGGGCTGCGGCGGTGCCTGATCCTGCACGCGCTGGTAGGCCGCAAAGTCCGCGCTGCCCGTCTGGAAATTAAGCTGCTTTGTATAAACGAATCCGTGCGAAATATCCGGCATGATCGTCAGCGCCCCGCCGAAATCCGTCTGCACGGCTCTTGCTTCATCCAGCGAAGCTACCGGCCGGACGATCGGGGCCGGAGGCTGCTGCGGCATGGACTGCTGCATCATCGGCTGCTGCATCATCGGCTGCTGATATGGCATCTGCTGCATTCCCTGATTGGGCAGATATGTTTGATAAGGATACGCCATTATCCCAGCACCTCCGTTACATGCTCACTGATAGAACGTTTTTCGCTCTCTTTATAGTTGATATAATCCGCTAAATCCTTGAGCTTCCCCGTGGAAGTAAAATCGTCTACAATACGCCTTGCACATTCCGGCGCATATCCAAGCCGCTCAAGGCGCTGCTCGTAAGCTACCATTCCAATCACGTCCTCTCTGTGGAAAACGGCGCTCGGCGACGTGAACCGAGCGTTTTTCCGTTCTCCATGATTTAATTGTAGGACAAACCGTGATTTGATGTGTGCGCTTGTGTTGCGTTTGTGTGCGTTTGTGTGCAAAAGCAAACCCCGTGGGTTCTCCCACGGGGCTAAGCCATATGCAGTATTCGGGCAACGTCGATCAGGCGTGCAAAAATATCTCTGGAGCGCCGCGAAACAACGGACCTGTCGTACCCGATTTCAGCGGCAATGTCCGCCTGCGGGTAGTGGTCTATCAGCGTCCTGCGGGCTATGACCGTATTCTCGAAACCCAGCGCGGCCTCGTCTATCACGGTCAACCGCTGGCTCTTCGTCAGCCGTTCCAGCTCTTCCGGCACCTTTGCACGTCCTGCCATGTTGCACCTCAGTCAATCATTCTTCGCATCATAATAAGCATGCGCGCCATGTCCTCGGTCAGGTCAAGGCCCTTATCCGCTTCGCTGCCTCCCTTTCCAGTCAGCACCTTTTCGTCAATCAATACCTGCATGTCCGCGCGAATATACTCCGGCATATCCGATACCGCCCTGTACCGCTTCGGCTGCATTTTGTTTGCTTCCTCTTTGGCAATTGCTCTGGTTTGTGCTTCGGTCATATCTGGTTCCTCCTGTTCATATTTTGGATTGCCGTAGCCGTATATGCTGGGATACCCCAGCGGATAGGACTTGCGTGCCACACCGCCGCCGTTCGCTACCACGCCGGACGCGCCCGAGGTATTCCCCTCGATGGTGTAGACATAGCCGTTTTCCACCTTCTCCACGATACCTACATGCCCGCCTCCGTTCGGATACTGGCGGGTGGAGAAATATACGACATCGCCCGCTCTCGGCGTGTAAGCCGCCCGCAGGTGGAAGCGCCCGCGCTCCGCGAACCAGTCCTTGCCGTTGTAGCAGCTTGCCGTGCGCGGGATGATTCCGGCATTACCGGACTGTGCCGCGCACCAGCTTATAAACATATGGCACCAGTAGGCTTCCGGTCCGTTCAGGCCGTACCACTTGCCGTATTTCGTCCAGTTATTCGAGCCTGCGTTTGCGGTCTTGCTGTCAAGGCCCGCATTGCTCGCTTTCTCCAGATAGCCGACCTCTGCGGCGGCAACCCTCAAAATACCGCTTGCTTTTCCCAAATGATTCACCTCAATTTCAAAACAAAAAGCCCCACCTTGACACAGGCGGGGCTTGTGGTATAATATGAACATAAAGAGGCGCTGTCGGCAGACGGCTGACCCAATTACACAGTTAAAGTAACCGCTTCATTTGGTCGTGAGGGCGGTTACTTTGCATATGTAACAAAAATGTGTAACAAGATTGCTGCACATATTGAAATCCTTGCGAATCTCAAGCCCATATGCACCACCCCTTTCTCAAGGAGTGATCAACCGCCCGCCGCTGGGAACGACAGCGCCCGACATATTATACCATCGCACGCCGCGCTATGTCAATTTGCCGCCTTTGGGCGGCTTTTTTATTTCTGTCCGAGCTGTTTGACAATCTGGTTTACACCCGTCGCCGCAAGGCCGGACACAATGCCGATTGCAATTGCCGTCAGCGGGTCGTTTGCGCCATACTCCGGCATAATCCGCATCGCTGCAATTCCCAGTACCGCGCCAGAAATGCCGCAGATGATCGGCAGCCACTTGTTGTCAAGCGCCGTAGCCTTTACGATCTGTGCGATCAGATAGCAAATTACCGTGATTGCCGGAATCGCCGTAAATCCCAAACTTTCCATAAGTACGCTCCTTTCAAAGTCCAATTCTTGCAAGCAGGAATGCGATTACTGCCGCCAGAACTGCCCATACCGACTTGTCCACAATGCTTTCCCACCGTCTTGCGGGCTTGCTTGTAACCTCCGCGACGGTAGCGGTCAGGCTGTCCAGTTTCTCAATAATGGTGTTATACCGTTCTTCCTGTACCGCGCTGTCCTGCTCCAATGCGCGGATACGGTCAAAGAACTCCTTGTGCGTGTCGCTCGCCCTGTCCATCCGCTTTTCCAGCGCTTCCACGCGGGCAAGCGTGATGCACTCGTGCGGATTGTTTGTGCATTGGTTTTCCATAGGCAAGTGGGGCGCTATACCCCGTCCCCCCTCTCATTGAATGCTCTTGTGAATACGCGCCAGTGTGCAGGCCAGCTCTTCGCGCGTAACAAAATCCCGCGGCCGGAACTTCCCGTCTGCATCCCCTTCCATAATGCCGTACTCGTTACAATACTTAACATTTTCCTTTGCCCATTCGGAAATCTGATTTTCGTCCTTATACATCGTCCCACCCCCCTCTTTCGTCTGGTACTTCCAGACGTTGATCTCTGACGGCTCCGGCAGGATAACCATACCGTGTCCGGTTTTGCTGTCGAAGCCCTCCGCCCCAATATCCACACAATGGTCCCTGAAAAAGCGCATCATTGCCTCGTGGGTCAGCGGCTTCCCTGTTTTGTCGATAAAAAAGTCATTGACCAGGCACGCCATACCGCAAAGCCATGGAGCCGCGAAAGACGTTCCGGTCTGTTTGCCATATGTAGTCACGCCGGTTTCTTTTGTGAATTTCACAACCTGACTGTCCGGCGCGGAAAAATCGAGATATTCCGTCGTAGAGGAAAAGTCCTCCGGAATGGCTTTGTTATTCTGGATGTAATACGCTCCAACGGTCGTCACGGCATCGCACCGCGCCAGTTCCACATAATCCGTGGAATATTCATTACCCGCCGCGACAAACATGTTAAATGTCCCAAGCCCATCGATCACCGTCTGGTATTTCTGGGCAAGGTATTTGTCGCAGATCATGTCAAACGAGCAGAATACAGAGGTAATGCCGTATTCTTCGATATATGGCAGGCAATCATCCTCCAGTCCGCAGTAGCAGTCTTTCCCTGTCCTCGCCCTGCTGATTTTGGAAAGCTGGACTAACCGTGATCTGGGCGCAACCTGAAAGAATGTTGCCGCTGTCTTGCTGCCATGTCCTCCCGAGAAATTCCCCCAGCCGTACCCATCCCCAAACGGGATAAGGACCAGATCATCCGGATTATAGTTTTTGATGCTCCAGTTCTCTCCGGTAGCCGCCGTGACGCGCTCCCCAAAGTATCCCGCGTTATGGAACCTGTCCACACCCGTAAACTTGCGGATGTAGTTGTTTTCAGTGTGCAGCTTTGTTGTTTCAGTAGCCACGTTATACCTCCCCTTTTCCTGTCCCGTACTGCTTACCCGTAATCTGTTCGTACTCTTCATCAGAGAGCTTCCCCGCCGTGTAAAGCTGGTCTATCCGGCCAATGTCCCACAGCTTGGGGTAATAGTGCCGCGCCATTTCAAATACTGTCATAGCTCCACCCCCGTCATAGCCGCGATAAAGTCCACGTCCGCGCGGAGCTGTTCTGCCTGCGTCGGCTCCGGCTCCGGTTCAGGAGGCCGTGCGGTCGGCATAATATCCACCAGCGCGCCGCCCTCGATCACCAGTTCACAGTACGGGCAGTAGGCACGCGCACAGGGTTCAAGGCTGACAGGAACCGGAATCCACCCGTCCGGTGCTTGTCCGTGGTGGAGGGTGCGCATCTGTCTGGTTTCCGTGTTGATAATTAGCATTGGCGTTACCTCCTTAGCGGAATGCGATATAGCGATATGTTACGCCAGATTCATTAAATCTGTCTTTTGCACCGCTTCCGCTGTCAGTCATTTCAATACCAGTTGCTTTCCACGTTGCGTTAGAAAAGTTTTTCCTGCTTATGTTCGCAATGAAGAGGTCATCTCCTCGAAACAACACGCAGTATTGATAATCTATTTGTGTTGTATAATTAGACTCGGTAAGGATCGCGCCAATTATAAAAACACTTGGCATAAAACCAACATCAATTACTGTAGGTGAAGCGCCATTTCCTGTATATTCACCTATAACATAAGGCGCGATCTCCGGTTCAGCCTGCTCCTGCCACGGTATGATCTTGAGCCACCCATCCAGCGGGCTATACGCTGTTACGCCCTCTGAATCGATCATCTGTCCTGCGGTTATGCCCTCGCATGCACAGTACCCGCCAAAGCCGAGTTTGATGGTGTCGCCACCCTCGCCGGATTCAAGGGCTATTGCGTCTTTGGAGTTGTTCAGGAACGAGCCTGCAATTTGGTTGCCGAAGATTTCAAGGATGGTTGTGGTGCCGTAGGAGGAATTAGACCTGTTTGCAAATGCAATAAGTATTTTTGACTTTTCGATAGCAGCAGCACTCAAACAATCAGGAGTATTTGCATTATAGGAGTAATTCTTAAGCAAGGTCAATTCCTCACCAGAAAACCCAAGCAAGTCCGCTTGATTATCGCTTACACCCAGAAAATTGTTCTCATTACAAACAACTGCTTGTATTAAGTTGATGCTGCCTCCATGATTCGAAAGTACATTGCTGACAGCTTTTAATTCTGTGTTAAAAATGACAAATGCCGTTTTTTTGCTACCTGAAGATATTTCTTTGATATACCCAACAAGAATATTACCTGTTTTATCTGCCGCACAGCTTGTTGCATAAATGGTGACGCCAGAGAACATCACCACATCCCCAAATGTCACCGCATTCGCACTGTCAACTGTCGCAATAACCGCCTTGCCCTTGTTGCCGTCGCCGGTATCGGAAAAGCAGATGCACACGCGCTTGTTTCCGCTGTCGTCGTCGGGGATGCGGGTTGCGGAGATGTTGACAGGATTAACCGAATTAAGTTCTTTACCTGAAAGCGATGTTAGGGGATAATCCACAACGGTCAATCTAAGTTTGCCACTCGAGTTATATGCTATCGCAAGGTTTGAAGTGGATAATGTGACCGCAACAGGATTGGTTGAATTATCTCCAAGACTATGAACACTGTCAACAGACGTAATCTTCCCGCCTGTTACCTGGTAAACCGACCACCGAGATATGCTGTTGGATTCAAATGCCACCACGAAATGCGTATCATCCAGCCGAGCGAGGGAGGCAGAAGGTGAGGACTGTTGATATACAACGATATTAAACAAGCTTTTCCCTGTAACATTATCAATTAAAAATACAGTAATGTTACCTGCTATTATTAGTAGAACGCTATGTTGTAACGACAATTTGCATAACGCTGTTCCGGTTGTCGCTACTCCGGATTTTATCACATTCTCCACATTCTTCTGCGCCACAACGTCGTGGTAGATTTCCCCGTCCTGAACATTCACCACATCCCCCGCCGCGATACTCTGGCCATCCCGCACGATGCCGGTGCGAACGTCATTCACCGGCAAGCCCTCTGCTGTTGGATTGCTGCCGATATTCGCCAACGCGGAAATGAACTCTTCCTCCGTCCCCGTATAGCCGCCCTCCTGCGCCTGCTCATACGCGCTTTTGCCAAGCCCTGCGACCAACTTGCCGTTTACTTTGATTGCCAAGTTATCCCCTCCTTTCGTCGTTTCAGGCGTAATCGTATACTTCTTTCACAATAACCTTTACCTGACTGCCTGTGTTGTTGGCTACTGTAATATTGGGAGTGCTTGCTGCAATCCCGAGCGACGAACCCCTGTATAGATATACAAAATACGGATTTGTTCCATTTTGATTTGTGAACCACCAAAAAAATCCACAACTCAGGTTGCCATCGGCCAGAGTATACGCAAATATTTGGTATAAACTGTATACATTTCCTTTGATTGAATTTAAGTCCATTTGAAGTTCTTCGCCCGTTGGAAGATCAGAAGAATAAACAATGTTCGCTGCACTTCCGGTTTTGCTGTCCACATACCTCTTTGACGCAGGCATGTCACTCGCTGTCGGTGTCACAATGCCTGTAATCGGCCCTGTCATTACCCCGCCAGAAAGCGGAAGCGCGCCAACCTGCGCCGCTGTCACCGCATGCGGGTTATTGGTATCGCCCGTGTGCGCCGTCAGGTTGTTGGCTACCGCTTCCACATCAGCCTTTCTCGCCGCGTCGCCGTCATTTACCGGCGCGGGCAGATTGGTCACAGCGTTGCCGCCCATATCGACCGCGCCCGTCAGCGTACCGCCCGCGAGCTTGAGGTACCTTGCGTCCGCTTCCTCCTCCGTCATGCCGCCCGAGCCGCCGGAAGAGGTTTCTTCGGTGAACTCAATCACATAGGGGCCATCCCCAAGGCTTTCTGCCATGTCAAGCTCACCGCCGTTTGATGCGGTTATTGCATTTTTTGTTTTGGCAATCGCTTCATCAATCTGCGGTCCTGTAAATGTTCCGTTATATCCTTCGGTCGTTGGCATGTTATCACTCCCTCATGCAAAGATACGTTTTCCCATCCGCGCAGATATACATTGAACTGTCCTGCGGGATGTAATAGTAATTATCGTTCCAGCTTCCGTCCTCGCCTTGGGCATAAAGCGAAATCCGATATTCCCCATCGCCTTTCAGCAGGAAATCGTCGTAAACATCAAACTGCCGCTGTGTATTAGCTGGGGTCTGGGAAAAAGACGCGATCAGCGCCCCTTTCCCTCTGCCCCAATCTTCGTCTACTTTCGTAGCGCGGCACTCAAAAGCTTGATAAGATATATCCGACTGAAAAGCCACAATTACCTTGTCAAATCCCGAAACCGCTGAAATCTTTTCCCCCGTAATGGAGAATGTCAAATGGGGCGCGGCCATCAGGCTACACTCCAAATGCCTGCGGCGGTTTTAACAAACACCTTGACGATCTTCACGCTGTCGCCAGAAGATGCAGTCTCAAGGTCGGTGCCGGTAATAGTGACTTCGATGGGCGTAGTCTTAGGATAGCTTCCATCGGAACCGCTCGTGTTAATCGAACCGGCGGTCGTGGGAATGACCGTACCTGCATCCTGCGTGGAGCTGGTCTGCGGAACAACGCATACCTTGTATTCCGCGAAGTCAACATCACAGGTAAAGGTGATCTTGGACTTGTTGAATCCCTCAACCTTGGAAATCTTCGTTTTGTCGGGACCGGTAATCGTCACGACCGGAACCGCAGTATTCAGCGTAATATCGTCCGATACTTCCTCGGTTTCATTGCCTACATCGTCGCGCACCTTGATATGTACGGTTTTCAAGCCGTCGCCGCTTGTCAGGTTGACACTCTTTATCTTTGCAAAGGTTTCCCAGCTTGCCGACGCTTCTTCATCCACACCGTCAATGCCCCAAATCTTCATTTGGTAGCCGGTGGTCACTTCATCCGATAAGCCGATCGTCAGCTTGACCGCCGTACTGGTTGCGTACAGCGCTCCGTCATTAATACTTAACGTCAGACCTGACGGAGCTGTGGTGTCAAGGGTTAAGTTAAAATAACTTGCCATTTATTCATTCTCCTTTTCATCCGCATTCAGTTCGAGGTAAAAGTATCCTCCTTGGCGGGTATAAATGATTTCGTTTCCAATTGCTGCGGTTTTTATCCCCATATCCTTTATAAACAATTAGGATATTGCATCAGCACCGACACTTATCATCCCCTCACCCCCTGATCAGATACAGCGTCCTTGCGTCCTTTTCAGGAAGCTCCTCATATTCCGCAAGGTCTAATACCTTTATCACGTTGATTTCTTTGGAAGATACATTTCCCGAGCCTGTACCACTCGGAAGCGGAACGTCGGATTCTTCGTATTCATGTGTGTCCGTGTTCCAGATCAGCCAAAATCCATTGTCGCCCGGCATCGGGGGATGGTCATTCAGTTCTTCCAGCCGCTTTTCATAGTCGGAGAACTCAGATGGAATCGTCGGCCACTGTGCATCCCCTGAAAGGCTGTCCGGTATGTATGGATAAATCTTGTTCGTGTGCCGGACAACATCCCCTTGTGTCCCCCTGAGCTGCATGGTGTAAGCCACGTTGCCGAATGCAAGCTGGTCGTCTGTCAGGACGGCACCAATGCCCTCATCCATTGGCGACAGGCGTATGATATTGAGGTTATCCTCTACGGACACCAGCATGTCCCACTCGTATCCCTCCGGCAGCTCGCCAACAACATAGAGGGCGCGGGAGTTATTATCATACTGCCGCGCAATTACGTCACATGACGCGGAGAGCGTCCAGTTATCGAAAGTAATTTCAGGATAATTCACACTGTAACCTCTCCCTCCAACGCCGCAATGCGGGTTTCAAGCTGCTGCACCTTTTCGGATAGTGAGACATTGGCTGCGGCCAGTGAGACGTTTGAAGCTGCCACCTTGTCAAGCAGAGCATCCATTTCTTCGCCACCGTATTTGCTGGTGTAATATCCTGCTGTTCCTGCGGTCAGCGCATCCAGCAGAGCATCAATTTGCTTGCTTGTGTATTTCCCATCGTAGGCCATTAAACCACCAGCTTTCTTGCGTATTTATCAAGGATGATTTTCCCGTTTTTATCTTTCACAGCACCGCCCAAGCTGCCCTCCTTGGGTTGGGAATAATACAGGATAACGCAGCCGTCGCCAGCCGCACCTCCTGGGCCTCCGGAACCTCCGCTGCCACCAGTTCCAACCCAGTCTGCCGATGGAACTGTACCGCGCGGATAACCGCCGCCACCGCCGCCACCGCCACCTGCTCCACCAGTCCCGCCTTGCCCGGGCACTGATTCCTTTTCTGGCGGTATATTTGCCGCGCCTCCGTCGCCGCCTGCTCCACCAATACAGTGGTATCCTGGACCATTGCCGGTAATATCATCCAACCAATCTACCATGCCATCATTGCCATCTTCTCCGTTTCCACCGTTTGCAGCGCCGCCACCACCGCCGCCGCCTGCATAGCCGCTCTTCCCTGCGTGTGTTCCACTTTCCCGCTTTTTGTATTCGTAATTACCACCTTGCCCACCAATGAAGCTTAATACATCTGCACCATTAGAGGCTCGCGTAGCTGTTTCGCTTTTTGTTCCATCGCCGCCTTTACCACCTTCCATTCCGTTTTTCCCTTTGGCTGCATAGGTCACTTCTGTGAAAGGATCTGTAAATCCATTGGGCGATGAGGCTCCGCTTGCAGTAGACAGGGAGCCGAATGTTGTATCCGTTCCGTTTACTCCCGCAGCGCCTCCGATTCCTATGGTAACCGTAAAGGTGTCGCCTGGATTTACATTTAAAGTCGATTGAAGGATTCTCCCCCCATTTCCACCCTCTCCGCCTTTTCCTCCAGCACCGCCTGTGCCTCCCTGGTTACTCTGTTTGCCATCTTCGCCTTTTTCTCCCGTTAATCCACCCTGTCCACCGCTGATCAACACAGCCCTGACACTTGTCACATTGTCCGGCACTGTCCAGTTGCCAGCGGCAGTCAATATCTCCGATTTGTCGTAATACTCCACATCCCCAATGTTCTGCGGCTTGTACCCGACAAGGACGCTCTCGTTTGATTTCAGCTTTTTCGACATTGTAATATCCGAGGATTCAATGCAGCCCTCTACCGTACCGCCGTATGGATGCACAATACTCACCACGTCGCCCGGGGATTCGCTTTGCACCAGCACATCGCTTACAATGCGCTCGTTGCAGGAATAGTAGTTTACAAGGCGGTCGGCAACGGCGTTTGAGTTGGCAAGCGAAACAAGCGTCGCGCTCTCAACCTTTACCACGCTGTCCGACTGGTCTACCAAGTCCCGCGTTTTCGGCGCGATATTCTTGATTACTTGTCTTGTGGTATGCACATACTTCTTGCCCGTCAACTTACCGCTGCCAGAGGTTACAATCGCGTAATTCGCACCGGATTCCGTAATCCTGAATCCGTCTGCAGCGAGGTCGTAGCAAGGCTCGTCAAATGTGATCTTATCGCCAGCCGATGCAGTACCCTCAAACAGGTCTACGGTTTCTGTCGCGGTCTGGTTATAAGCATGCTCAGTTACGATAACCTGCGTCACGGGCGTTGCGTATTCGACCGAACCTCCGCTGTACATATGGTCTGCATCGATTTCTGCCGACTGCGAATCCCATAACCCCTCTATGCGGATCACCCCGTTATAATCCACCTTGAGCGTTGCGCCGATCGCAAACAGGACTTGCGTCAGGTTCTCGCGCTTTGTGGCGATGGGGAGCCAGCCATACAGCTTGATACTCTTGATATTGTTCTTTACAATAGCGAGATACGGACTGCAAATATCCGTAACCACCTCATCTACCGTCTGGCCGGTATAGATGCCTCCATTGTGATAGGATTCGTCTAACAGGCCGACGGTGGAGGTGCAGTCAAAGCGGTAAGTGTTGATATTCTCTCTGGATATCTTTTGGACATAAAAAGTCCCCATTTGCGTATCATCGTGAAAATACGTCAATGGGGTATTCCTTTGAAATTGTGTCAGCGTCGTATCGTCGCTTGTTACCTCAAAACTGAACGTGTCGATCTCAAGAGAACTCGACAAAAGCGACCGCGCGTAGTAAGGATTTCCGCTTTTTATTGCGGATTCATCAAATGTTTTATCTAAGTATTTGATTATGTTTCCCATATTCATGTCCTCTGTGGTGCCATTGCAACAAACTTAACGGAAAGCCCTGTCCAGTAGGTTTCGCTTGCGTTCTTGCGTGTAAGCGTATCTTGTCCGGTTGTTACATACATTTCAAATGTGGACATGCCCTGACCATATGGTAAAACGGCCATATGGCTGTCAACCGGAGCGGAAAGCACTTCATACAGACTGTCATAGTCTGAATAGTGGCCAATCTTTGGGTATATTTGCAATTCATAGTTATAGAATGTACCTGTAATATCTCGCGTCATTCGGCCAGACGTAAGGCGGCCTGCATTTTTACCATCCAGTATATCAAAGCTGCGCTTTACGCCACCGGCGGGAACGAGTACGTCATACTCCACATTGTCAACTGTCAAGATCATAGCGCACCCCCTGTAACAAGATTCATCCCTCTGCGGCGCGTTTCGGATGAATTATAGTTTCCGGTAATGCGCGCGAATTTCTGACCATCAATGTACAGATCGATAGGCGCGCTTCCATTCGCTCCACCGCGCTCTGCCAGAACTTCGGCAAGCGCTTGTTTGATCGTTGAAAGCGGCGCTTCAATATTTGTTCCTGCTTTTTGGTCGCCCAGAACGGCAAGGAACTCATTATTCGGGCTGATTACCGCGCCGGATGCGAGATGGGGGAGATTATCAAGGTTCGGCATTCCACGCAATGACTGGCGAGCCATATTAGCCGATGCACGACTATTTGCACTGCTTGTTGCGGCAGTTACCATTGCGATACCACCTACAATCGCGCCTGCCACCAACAACGCGCCTACTGCGCCCTTGACCGCATGTAATGTAACAGCTAATGTCGCCGCCGCCACTGCGGCCAATCCCATAATCGCTATCGCTTTTTCCAGTGTACTCATATTATTCCATGCGGCCGCAACCTGAACAATTAAACCTATTAATACGCCTACCATGACTTTAGTCGCTGTCAAATTATACAACAATCTTGCAACAGTTCCGGCCAAAGTGAGAACATCGCCTATAACCTTTTCCAGCGCCCAAGCCGCCACAAATCCAATCACAAGGTTTGTTATGGTTTCCAACAGCCCTTCGTGTTCGGACAAGAAGTTAATTACGCCACCCAGTAAATTGATTAATGTCGGAAGCGCAGATTGAGTAACCCAAGTAAGCAAAGGAAGTATAATATTTTGGTATATTCTTGACAGAACATCACCTATTACGCTTACTATGTCCTTGAGTGAAGTCAAGGTAGACGCAACAGCGGAAAGAAGCGGCTCAAAGTTGATGCTTGCCGCCCAAGCCGCAGTCGCTTGCACGATACGGTCAATTGTACCGACAATGCTATCGATAATTCCAAGAATCGCTTCCCATATCTGAACGCCGTTGTTGTTGGCCTCCCATGCAATTTGAAGCTGTTCCGCTATATTGCCGATAGCCGTAGCGGTATTTTGCACGATGGAAAGAATATGCGAGAAAATGGATTGCCCCAATCCCGCTTCATTCCACGCTATCAGGAACGCCTGCCCTATGGAATTTGCAAAGCTGGCTATCTGCTGCACCATCGTCATGATCGCGCTCAACATAGCCTGTCCGGCATTGCCGTTTTCCCACGCGGCGAGGAACGCCTGACCAATGGATGCTATGATCTGGATTATGGTATTGAGCAGGTTCATCAGGGTTTGCAGCATTTGTTCGCCGACGTTGTTCTGCTCCCACGCCGCCCTAAAGGCATTTGCAATAGCGCCTACGATGCCAAGGATGGTTTGAAGCAGGAATTGCAGGTTATTCAGTGTTGCTACGCCCGTGCCATTCGTCCAAATACTCATGAACGACTGGCCTATTGCAGAAACCATGCCTTTCAGGGCTTCCAACGCGGCTTTCGCTGAATCAATAGTCGCCTGCCCATATTGCGCCCACGAATCCTGAAATACTTTCCAGAAGTCGGTCAGCCATTGCGGCATGGGGATTTGTGAATAATCCGTATCAAATTGCGGTTCGCCTGGCTTCGGCTGCTCCTGCTTCTCTGTGCTATTGCCGAGCTTTTGAATGGTGTCGAAGCTGGCAAGGGCCTTTTCCGCATCCTTTGTCGCCTGCGTCGTCTCTTCCGTCGCCTGTGCCTGCTGATGCAGGGCATCCGCATTCTCCTGTGCCTTTTGTGCGGTAGTGCCAAATACAGACGCTACAAACTGCGCCATCTGAGCCGTAACCTGTGCCAAGGCTTTCATTAGCATATTGAGCCACGGCAGGATAGTGTCATAGATCGGCTGAAACGCTGTCAGCAGGTTGCTCTTGATCTGGCCGAATGATTTTGCGAAATCCTTATTTGCAAGCAGCGCCTTTCCCAAATCCTCGGTTAAGGCGGTCAATGCCCTTGATATGATATTGAAAAACAGCGCGCCCGCAACAATGCTGCGGAGACGGACTGCAACGGCACTTGCCTTTTTGCTGGTCTTATCGAGTGCTTTGGCACTGGATTTCCCAAAAGAACTGATCTTGTTTTTCGCCTTGTCAGCCGCCGCCCCGATGCCGCTGCCGAGATTCTTTTTCAGGCTCCCGAAGGTGTTGGCAAGGGCAGTTTTCAGTTTGCCTATAACGCTGTTGTTCTGCCTGATTTTCTCATTTACCGTATTCGAGAAGTCGGAAAATTCAGCTTTTGACTGTTGCAGCCCCGCGCGCATGTTCTCAAGCTTGACCTGCTCATTGGACAAATTACTCTCAAGATTCTGCCCAACCGTGCTGTTCCGTGCGCTCTCAACCGTTTCTGCCAGCGTTTGACGAAGCTGCGCGGCTTTTTCATCCGCTTTTCTCAATCCCTCGGCGAGGCGGTCCGATTCTGCGGTAAGGGCATTCAACCTTTGCGCGGATTCAGAAAACTCTTCCTGCGGGATCGCGCCCACGGCAGCCTGTTTGAGCTTTTCGCTGTATTCGGCCTGCGCAGAATATGCTTTTGCGTTTACCTCTTCAAGCTGCTGCGCCAGCTTTTTTGCTTCGGCTTCCGTCGCTTCCAAATCAGACTTCATTTTCAGCCCGCGCGCGCCGCCGGAGGACACCTTTTCCCATTGCGCGGCAAGCTTCTTGACTTTCTCTGCCTGACGCTCTACGGCGGCAGTCTGCTTCTCAATATCCTTTGACATTTGGGCAATCTGCTTTTTAGCCTGTTCGTCGCTTACGGTAGCTTCTATTCTGATGGAGCCGTCTGCATTTGCCATTCAATCACCCCTTTCCTTTAAAAATGGGTATAAGAAAACCACCCTACGATGTGTAAGGTGGTCTATGTGTTGAGTTGTTTCTGCCTTGACATTGGCAGCACGCATGATATAATATAGATACAAAGGGCGCAGTCGGTAGACGGTTAGCCCCATGAAGCATTAGAAGTAGCCGCTTCATTTGGACGTGAGGGCGGCTACTTCTTTTTATTGTCTAAAATACGCTCGATAAGTACGAGTACAATGACAAGTATTACGAGATATTCCATACAACCGCCCCCTTTCAGGGGCAAGACTTAACCGCCTACCGTTGCACGACTGCGCCCGCCCCCTTATGGGGGTTTTTTTATTATATCATAGCGCGTTGTCCAGTGTCAATTTATAAGGTTTTTTGCAAACGAAACAGAAATTACCCATCAAACTGCGCCCAAAACGCTTCTACTGCCTCTTTTTCTTCATCAGAAAGCGCAGGCGCGGGGGTCAGATTCCGCTTCAACCGTTCATAATCATGCTTTTGCTTGCCCTTCATTTTGCTGGTATCAGTACCCCGTATCTGTATGGCATGCGATAGTGCGCTGCTTTCATCAAGGCTATCTATCATTGCCATAAACTCGAACCAGTGCAGCTTGGTTTTATGCAATTCGATTCCAAACGTTTGTCTGAATGATGAATACAGCCGCGCTGCGTCAAAATCGAACCACATAAGGCGCTTGCCGCCGCTTTCCATCTCCTTTTCCTCTCCGCAGCGCATGAACCATGTCATGCCGGCAAGCGCAGTTTCAAGCGGAGGCATGCTTTTCCCATAGAGGAGGCACAACGCAACCCATATCCGATCTTCTTCTGATAGATTGGGGTCGTCCAGAACGAGGGATATCTGGATGCCGATACGGTAATCCGTCCGGATCAGATATCCCTCATAATCCTCTGGAAGCCGGTCAAGCAGCATGTTATACACTGCCGACACGCTCCGCACTGTACTTGTTCATATTGGCGACACGCTTGTTGGTATGCTCCTCAATAAACGGCAGCAGTTTGGTAAACAGTTCAATGAACATATCAGAGGACGGGAGAACATCACCAAACACCTTTTTACAGGTATCTTCCCCGATCAGCGCATCCGTCTTATCGCGTACTTCCTCATCAAACTTTACAACGTCGTCAATTGTTTCTGCAATATCGGCTTTCTTAGCTGAAATCGCCTCTGCCCGCGTTTTGATATCGTTCAGAAGCCCATAAAAGCCTTTTACAAAACTGTCGTCAGACAGCGGCAGGCGGATCGTGTCGCCCGCGTCGTTTACCTCGATTACTTTAACGCCATTGTTAATTCTGATGCTGTCCATTTATTACACCCCTACTCCATCAGCCGTAAATGTCGGTTTGCCAGACGTAATTTTTACCGTGCCTGGGATCGGGTCGCCTACATAGTTGAGCGTAAACTCCAGCGTCGGTGTCTCACCGCCCGCGCCGCCATAGGTATCGACCTGTACGGAAACCTCCTGTACTTCTGCCTTGTATGTGATATCAGGGCTTTCCCCTGTAGAATCCCACATATCAATATTGAGCAGCCAGGAATGCGAACTTCCGAGGGTGGCACGGCTTCTCCGCTTCCGGTTCACATACTCAAACACCTCGTCGCCCTTCGTACATTGCTGGGATACGCTCATGGTGGGCTGATAGCCCGTGATCTCCGTTGTGGCCGATTCCGAGATAATGTCCTGCTCAGTCTCGGTCTGCGCGCCATAGTCAGTTGATGCCTCGGTAACGTTTTTGCCAAGGCGCGCCCATGTTGCCGCCGAATATTCCCCAAACGTCTCTCCAACATCAAGAAAATGCGCAATCAGCGGTCTTTTAATTTTTTCTGTTACTGCCATATTAACCTCCTACTTCATATTCCATTGTCATCAGGATTTGATAATCTTCTACGTTGTCATCATGCCTTATAAGCAGGCTCGCGGAAGATGTGCGCTGCACGGTGGTGACGGTTTTCCCATCGTCCAAGTCTGGCCAATTCTCTTCGGCCCATTCGCCAAGTTTGTTCAATTCGCTTTCCGCGTCTAACCGTTCTTCGCTATCTGTGGGCAGGGACCTGTACAGTATCCCGAATTGGTATTGCGCCTCATAACTTCCATCGATATACTGTGCTGTCTTATACGCCCCCTGGATGGTCGTCAAGCTCAACCCTGACCTTTCCGGCGGGAGATATTCAAACTCGATAGTAGGGCTATGCTTTTTCAGCCACAAAAGAACGGCGCGCGATATGCTATCCTGTTCGCGTGCCGTTACATAGCTTATCTTTTTACTTGTCGGCAAGGATTTTCTTCACCCCCTGCTCCCACTTCTCTTCGTTCACGGCTTTGCTTACTTCAAACCAGTGTGAGGTCGCTTGTGGATGCATTGACTTATTAAATATTAAGTTCTTATCTGTCAGTGTTTTCCTTGAGCCTTTTCTGGCATAGCTACTTCCCGTTTCAGGGTCTATCATCAGCTTCCCATAATACAAATAGCGCGCATATGGCATTGCATATACAATTGCATTCCCGTCACGATGGACATTGGTTGATAAGGCTCCAGTGAGCGCAGGCACAAATTGGTCGGTGTCTTTAATAATTTCTTCTTGCAACCAGGCATTCGCTTTTTTTATCCGTCCATCCAGCACATCATCCGGAATATCGATAGCAAGAGAATACCGTATCATTTACCACCCACCTCCCAATGCTGCATCTGCGGCGAGCCATAGTCATACCGCACAACCGAAGTCACGCGGTACACCTCATGCTTCTCCCTGTTCGCCTGATAGCTCCCCTCGTCCGGCACGTCGCCATAGGCGAAGTAATCCGTTTCAGGGTCGAGCCGCAAATCCGGCGCAACGGAAAACGGGATATGCAACGTCACTGTATCCGCACTGTTCATCGCCGTTTTGGAAACGGATGTGCCGCGCGTAGATTCCAGCAGGACACCGGAAAGGACTGTCCGGCCGGACGGCTGGAACAGGGTCACAGTGTGGGGTAATCGCATGTCCCACACCTCCGTCCCCTGTACAGCATGCCCGTTCTTGCAAGGTACTGTGCTGCAGCGCTTTTCAATTGTGTTTGGGCTTCCTGCGATGCCTCCGCACCGCCACGATAGCTTACAGACCACGAGCCTACGCTTTCGCTTTGCTTTTCCTGTTCTTCAATAGAACGAGATTGGTACGCATCGATCATGCGGTATTGTTCCGCAACAGCGCAGCAGGCCATTTTCAACGCATCAAGGCTGGGGTTTTCCCCCGCCCGTCCCTGCGTGTAGTAATCCAAAAAGGAGCTTGCACGCAGCGCAAGGCGGGGGAAATCACTTTCTGTGATGGCTGTTCCCAGATATGCTGTTTTGTAATAATCATAGTCTGCGTAAACCATCACGCGCCCTCACTTTCTTGCACGGCTCTTTGATTTGGTCTGCGTCTCAAAGGATGCCTGCTTAAAATTGAACGTTACCACGCTGCTATCGTCTACGATCACTTCAAACGTGTCATTCCGCGACACCCTGAATATGATGTCTGGATCGAACACGATATCCTGCTTTGTGGGTGTCCCATTTTTCTTGAATGTCATTTTAGTTCCAGATTTGGTGAGGTGGAACGGAAAGTAATATCCGGCTTGCTCCTCCGGCTCGCTGCTAAATCCAGTAAAGCCAGTCACATAATGGAACGTGCCGACCACTTCTCCGCTCTGATAAACTTTCAGATCGTTACCCACCATATCGGAAACCTGTTTCCCCAATAGGGTCTGACTGCCGGGGAAAAGGGTTAGAGTGTCAGACCCGATCATTCCCCCGCCTTGTAGCTGGCAAACGGGAACGGATTGGAAAGGCTGGCGTTAAACGCACTCTTGGGATTTGCAACCTCCCAACCGAGACGCATAACTGCACGAAGCGCAACCATGTCGTTCTGCATGAGGTTATATGTGATATCCTTGGTGGACGGGTCTTGGATCACACCGCTGTCAAAAATCTTGAAGGTCATGTCCTGCCGGATTGCATAGATAAGCTGGTTCCAGTCACCGACAATCATCAGGGACTTGGTTGCGTCAAACGCACCGTTGTTGGGGAAATACATGTCCATTCCATCCAGCGCATAGCGGGTGCTGCCCTGCATATCGGTTTTGAAAATGGGCTGTCCGTTCGCATCCACAAGGCCGCGGAGCTTCGCTCGCATACTGATTGCTGCCATTGCACCATTGGGGATGAATCCATCCTCTTCAACCTTGGCAATTACGCCGCCCTCTCCCATAATATCTTTAAAAATATTGGTGGTCGCGGTTACTTCATTGCTCGCCGTGCTGATAGAGGGAATAAGCCCTTCGCGCCAAGAGGTCGGCTTATTGGTGCCAAACAAGATGGCCGCATCAATCACTTTGCCGAATGCTTCGGTCAGGCGCGGGCGAACCTCACCCCAAATGTCGTAATCACTGTCGTCCAGCACCGCTTCGGGGATAGGTACGATAACAGCAATTTCCTCTGCTGTGATTTTCTTATCTTTCCACGCCATCGTGGTAGTCTGCTTGAAAGCATTCTCTTCCGCACCGCTTGCAGTTGCCTCTCCGTTCACAAAATACGCCGTGGGCAATGCGTCAAGCACATTGATGGTCTGCGTCTTGCTGCTCATGTTAGGCAAACGGCGAGCCATCCTAAGCACGGCGCTCTCTGCGATCGCACCCTGCATAATCTCGCGGGTCACAGGCTCAGGTATAAGCCCGCCTAATTTTGTTCTGTCAATTGCACTTACTGCCATAATTTAAATCTCCTTTCATTTCAGCGCCCCACGGATGAGGGCGTTCATCATACTGTTTTCCGTGTGTTCTTTTGTTCCATTGCTGCCAACAGGCGCAGTCCAATCGAAGGTAGGCTTCTTGCGGTCTGCGGTCAGCGCATCCACAGCCTGCTCAAAGGTGGTCTTATCATCCACCATCTTTCCGGCTTTGAAAGCGATAAACTCCGCTTCCTCTCCGGTAAGCCCCTTGGAAATCACATACTTCTCATGCTTCAACTGCTCCAGTTCCGCTTGTGCAGCAGACAAAGCCGTTCTGCTCTCGTCCCGCTCTCTGGTCAGATTGTTCCACCGCTCCTGCTCGTTCTGTTTGGTTTCCTTCCAAGAACGAAAATCAGAAAGCTCGTCCTCGCTGGGGTACTTCTTCCGTTCGCGTTCAAGACGCTTCTGGATGAGTGCATCCACATCAGCCTGCGTGAATGTCTTTTCCTGCTCGATGGCAGTAGTTTCCGTGTTTTGCACGTTGGTTTCATCGGCCATAATCATAATCTCCTTGTTTAACGTCCTGTCGGACAAAATAGGTATAAGAAAAGCACCATGCGTTTGCACAGTGCTAAACTTATTCAATTATTTTCGCGCGTTCCCACTGTTCCGGCAGCTTTGCTGCCTTACTGAACGCCCTGTATTTTCGCTGTAAGCGGGTTATGCGAGCTTTGGTTTCCTGTTCCCGCTCTACCATGCCAGCCGCATTGTAGCCTATCCTGCGGCGCTCCAGTTTGCGCAGCGTGCGCTCAATCTCGCGCTGCTTCTGCGTCGCTTCATATGCGGTATACTGCCGTCCTTCATAGGTGATAGGCGGCGTGTCGATTTCCTGCAGTTCCTTGTCGGTATATGCCCGCTCGGATACACCTTCCAGAAATGCGTACTTTCGGTGTCTGCAATTAGCTCCCTCCAATCCATCGACAGCTCCCAATCCACAAACTGTGTATATGTTCGGGTATTTGCTGTCCGAGCGCGTACTGTAAACTTTGCCTTGCCAGTTTTTATGATTTTTCCATCCGGTACCCTTGTCTCGCGCCCCTCGATGGGCTGTGACCTCATACAGATCGGTTTCGAATACCTCCGCTGCCGCTTCCGAGTATTTTGCGGTAACCTGATTCAGGCCTGTCATAATCGCACGCCTTGCGGCCACATCAGCATGATCTCGGTGTCCGCTGGCATAATCTACAATGCTTATGCCGCTGTCTGCTAACTCCCGAACAGCGTCTTCCATTGCCTGCTGCACGGTAAATGAACCGGAATATACTTTCAGCTCGGCTTTATCGAGCGCCGCCTGATATGCCTTTGCAATGGGCTGAAATGTTCTCACGCTTCCACTCTGTACTGCAAAGCCAAGCGAACGGGTGATATTGCGGTATCCGTCAAGCGTCTGCGCCTTGATTATTGCAATATCCACAGCGGACACAAGGTGCGCTGGCATGGTAATGCTTGCTTTATCCGCTAAGCTATCATAGTATCTCCGGCTCATATCGACTACTCTGTCAAGCGCTGCCTCAACCTGCGGAATTGTGCTTTTGGTATTTTCCGCTATGCACCTTTCTATATCATCCATATCCAAACCAATAGAGCGCAGGATGCGGATATCATTGACTGCTACTTCATTTAGCTCGCCTGTCAATCGGAACCGGCTGCATATCTCCCGCAGGATATCATTCTCCAACCCATGCACCGCATCTATGATCGGTTGCGGCGCAGCCTCCAGGTATTCCGGTGTAATGGGAAATTTCATTATTCAACTTCTTCCTGCGGTTCATCCGTCATATCCTCCATCTTCGGCAGCATCTTCTTGGCTGTCTCCTCGTCCTCGTTCATCCACTTAGCCCGAAACTCCCAATCATTCATAATGCCGGCGTTCAAAAGCTGCATGTCTCGTGCAAAGTCTGACTGCTTATCTTCGATAATACTGTCGTCAAAGTCTATGGATATTTCTACGTCCTCATTCAATCCTGCACTCATTGCTGTATTACCCAAATGCAGGATGATTCGACATAGTTCCACAAGCACCTGCTCCAGAATGATCTCATGTTTCTTAATGGTGCGAAACAGGGTGCTATTCTCGCTGACGACTTGGGTGGCGGTAGCCACGCTGCCTTGATCGAACCTGTAATGATTCTCTCCGAATCCGCACTTGCTGGATAATAAATTAAGCTGATCCTGTACCCCTATATTCAATTCTGCTGTTCGAAGCTGCGGGCTGATCGGCTCGACAACGTTTCCCTCTTTCGTATCCTCTGGCAATAGATAAAATCGGTTGTCTGCACTATTAACCGTTGGCTCTCCGTCTATATAATCCGTTGCTGGCATCTTCACCATTAGCAACAGCGCGCCATTGTCAAACTCATTTGCATAACAGTTATAAGCCTTGTCTACCCCTATCAGCACATCAACGGCATTCGCAAAGACAGATATTCCAAGCGGAATGGAGTAATCAAAGTTGTTTGCAATGTTGGGGCGGTCAATAACGAATTGACGTTTATCGGACTTTGTGTGTACTACAGACGGGACGCGTTCAAATCCCTGCACATCCGTCAACGATAATTCCGTATCCAAATTGTTGTTACGGTAGCGGTAAATTCGGTTCTCAATGTCATACAAGCCGTTGACCTTATGATGGATTTGCAGGTAGCAGTAATCCTCGCCGCTGACCGTGACCACGCTGGAAAAGGCGCACTCGGTGATAATGCCGTTCTGCCATGCGATAGGCCATATGTTTTCGATCGTAACATAGTCCAACACGATACCGCTCGCGCTGCCAGGGGTAGGACCTGCCTCTGTGGCTTCCATTCCTACCACACGCGGAATAAAAGCTACTGTGCCAAGCGCGAAGGCCATTTCCTGCAGTTCGTTTGACTTTACAAGAAAATTGTTTTCCTCGAATGTACGGTTTATAAATTTTTGTTCCTTTTCCCCCTCTAATGTGATAGAAACTTTCTCATTCATCAGGAGATTTGCCCAATCCTCACAGACTTTCTTTGCCATGCCAAGCGATGCTCTTTCGCATTTTGCCCATTCATGGCCATTGTACCTTCTGTAAGTATGGATGCCTTTTACTTTTCCTATATACCAACTTTTCCATTCATCTACTTTTCGGTAAAAGCTTTCGTCTACGGTAGAAAAGCCTAATTCTTTCAGCTTCCCAATTACATTCATGCGGTCGCCCCCATTATCCTGCATATACGTTCCAGTGCGTATCGCGTAGCATCTATCAAATGGTTGTCTTTGTCCGGATACCCGCTGATGATCTCGCCATCCTTATTTCGCTCATATTCGTAATTGACAAATTCATCGTAGGCATGTGGTGTGCGGCGGCGGTCAATGACTATCTTTCGGCGCTGCAACCACTTCATGCCATAATCTACGCTGCCAGGGCCTTTGACTGCTTCTTTTGCCGGAAGCCCCATCGCCCGATAATCCGCTGAAGACTTCGGCTCTGCGTTGTCGCATGTAATATAAGCGTCTCTATATCCTTTTTGCAGTATCAGCTTTCCGCTTGCATCGTTTGTCAGCTTGTTCTGATATATTTCGTCAATAAAATAAATCGTTTCTCTCGCTCTATCATAATGAAGCCGGATAAATGCAAATGGATCGGGAAACCATCCCCAGTCAACGCCTTGGTAGATGCGGTCAAAAGATGCGATTTCTCTATCTGTGATTTCACGCAATTCCAAATTCTCAAATACATTCCCGCCGGTACCGACTGCTTCCCCCAGATATTCGTGCCGGTATGCCCGCTCATCTGTGGCTTTCAGGTGTTCAGCTTCCGTGATAAACTGCTCTCCCAGCCATTCGGACGGTGCTTCAAGGTATGTGCTTTTGTGACACAACCTGTCTTTACGTTCTTCCAAGCTGTCTTTATTCGCCCAATTATCACGGCTGATAGGAGGGTTATAACTCTCAAAATTCCAAAACTTAGACCCTCCGCGCATAGTAGATTGCAGGATAGTTCGTATCTCTGCCCGACCGGCAAACTGGTCTTTCTCTTCAAAGTGTGTCACCGCGATATACCCAAACGGCACCTTGATAGACTTTATTTTCATCGGGTCGTCTGCACCGCGAAACATAATTTTCTGCCCTGTCGGTCGGTATATCAGTTCCATCGGTTGTACCTTTGCATCCCAATAGGCCGCCATACCCAACTCACCTATCGCCCATAAGTACTGCGCGTATACGCTATCGCGGATGGTATTGGCCACTTTGCGCAGCACAACAGCATGCGTTCCTGGATTGGCAATAAGTATCAGCGGGACAAGCAGCGATACGCAGGAAGATTTTAACGAGCCCCGCCCGCCGGATAAGTCGTAATGCGTGTGTCCATGTTGAAACACGTCGCGCGCCAGAAAGTGAAACGCGGGACCTATCACAGATGATAGTTTAGTTTCAGACATCGATTATCACCTTTACTCCATTGTCGTTTCCGCTTCCCGCTTCCTGTGTCGTCGTCCACTTATCGATCAGCGTGCCAAGGGCGGTTGTAATCTGTGCCGGTGTCGCCTCGGCCAGCTTGTCCTCGCTATTCAATACATCCAGCCCTTTGTCAATAATCTCGCACACAACGCCGCGCTTACTTTCCATGTATGCTATGATATCAGCGGTATTCTCTTCCTTTTTTCGCTGCAATTTTTGTCTAATATCTGTATCATTCGTGACAATGTTCTTTACTGTCTGCCTTGATACGCCGTGGATTTTCGAGACGGCATTATAGCTGCCAAGTTCAACATAATCCGCAACTATTTTCTTCCTCTGTTTATCCGTCAGCCGCGCAGCCATAACGCCACCTCCAATCTGCGCAAAACAAAACCGCCACCCGTCAGGATAGCGGCTTTTCTTATCCAAGGCTTGCAATTATGTCGCGCTCCCTATCGGATAGCATCCACCTATGCGCCGCAGCGCGTTCAGCCGCAGCGCGTTCGGCAGCCGCATGTTCAGCCGCAGCGCGTTCGGCAGCCGCATGTTCAGCCGCAGCGCGTTC